TAAAGTCAACGATTGAAGCTAATAATCAAAGTAGTGCAGATGCTGACAGGCAACTTGAAGATTTGCAGAATCAAATAGCTGGTTATGAGACGGCGAGTCTGCGAACTCGGATTGCTTTGCAACATGGATTGCCTTACGACCTTGCAGATCGTTTGCAGGGGACTGATGAAGCAAGCTTCAAAGCTGATGCGGAGCGCTTGGCTGGATACATGAAATCTAAGGAATCAATCCCGCCACTAAAAACAAATGAGCCTAATTTAGGCGATGATAAAAATTCGGGTTGGCTTGAACTGGCCCGTGAACTTGGAAAAGGAGAATAAAAATGGCAGCTCAAAAAACAGGAACACTATTTAAACCAGAATTGGTGACGGAAGTCATGTCTAAGGTACAGGGATATTCTGTATTGGCTAAATTATCCAATCAGACCCCAATCCCTTTTAATGGGACTGAACAATTTATCTTCAACCTAGAAGGTAATGCTCAAATCGTTGGCGAAGGTGAGCAAAAAGGGGCGGGGCAATCAAATCTCACGTCTGTAGTTATTAAACCTATGAAGTTTGTTTACCAGGCACGGATGACGGATGAATTTAAGTATGCATCAGAAGAAAAACGTTTGAACATGTTGAAGGCATATGCTGATGGCTTTGCCAAAAAAATTGCAGTCGCTGTTGATATTGCATCTCTCCATGGTTTGGAACCTAAGTCTATGACGGATGCGTCTTTTCGAGCGACTAACTCGTTTGACGGACAGATCACTGGGAATATCGTAACCTTTGATGCTGACAAGATTGATGATAATATTGATGCAGCTGTGCAAGCTGTTGTGGCTAAAGGCGGAGAAGTGACAGGGATTGCTATGTCACCGTTAGCTGGGCAGTCACTAGCTAAGCTTAAGGTGAATGGCGTGGTTCAATATCCAGAGTTTCGCTTTGGTCAGAATCCAGACTCATTCTACGGCATGAAGTCTGATATTAACAAGAATTTGGTTGTGACTGGCGGAACTGCCGAGAAAGATCATGTAATTGTAGGTGACTTCCAGAATAAATTTAAGTGGGGTTATGCTGAAAACATCCCTATGGAAATCATTGAATACGGTGATCCAGATGGAACTGGCCGAGACTTGAAAGCTTACAATGAAATCTGTTTGCGTACAGAAGCGTTTATTGGATGGGGAATCCTAGATACAGACGCTTTTGCTCGTGTCAAAGGCGAGTAAGGAGGTACTGGATGGCTTTATATCAAGATAAGGTCACTGGCGCAGTCATTTCGTCAGAGAGTGCACTCTCTGGCGACTGGGTACCTGCTGAGGAATTTAAGAAAGAATACTATTTGACTGTTCCAGAAATCAAAGCGAAACTTGATGAACTAGGTGTTGAGTATGATAGTAAGGCAAATAAATCTGCTTTGCTTGATTTACTAATCGCAAATGAAGGGTGATTGAGATGGAAAACTTTGCAACAGTAGACGATCTTAAAAAATTGTGGCGAGCGTTGAAATTCGATGAGGAAAAACGAGCCGAGGCGCTGTTGGAAGTTGTTTCTCATTCTCTTCGCGTTGAAGCTAAAAAAGTTGGCAAGGATTTAGATGGGTTAGTGGCTACTGATCCATCTTTTGCTATGGTGGTCAAGTCCGTCACCGTTGATGTGGTAGCTCGCACGCTGATGACCTCAACTGACCAGGAGCCGGTGACTCAATTTGCTGAAAGTGCCTTGGGCTACTCAGTGAGTGGTTCTTATCTAGTCCCTGGAGGTGGTCTCTTCATCAAGGACTCTGAATTGAAACGTCTAGGTCTCAAAAAACAAAGATATGGGGTGATTGATATCTATGGGACGGATTAAAGGAATTACTGTAACTTTGATTGGGAAAACCAAGAATGGTAGGGATGACTTTGGGCATCCAATCTATGAGAATACCGAAATTCAAGTAGATAATGTTCTGGTTGTCCCAGCTTCAACAGAAGATGTCACTAATCAGCTCAATCTGACCGGAAAGAAGGCTTCTTATACGCTAGGAATCCCAAAAGGTGACCAGAACGAGTGGAAAGACCGTGAGGTTTGTTTCTTTGGGCGAAAATGGCACACGATTGGCTTTCCGTTAGAAGGCATTGAAACCATGATGCCTTTGGACTGGAACAAGAAAGTGATGGTTGAAGCGTATGAGTAAATTGAAATTTGAATTAAACTCATTAGGAGTTTCTGCTCTTTTACGTTCTCCTGAAATGCAAGGCATTTTAGAGGAGAAGGGAAGTGAAATTGCTGAACGTGCTGGTGAAGGATTTGAGTTAAAGGTTTCCCCTGGGCAAAAGCGAGCCAATGCCAAAATTAGTACCACGGATATCAAAAGTATGGCTCGAAATAAAAAACATAATATTTTACTGAAGGCTATGAGATGATTGAAGTAATTGTAAAAAAATTTTTGGATGGAACGTTAGATGTTCCGTCTTTTTTTGAGCATGAACCAGACATGCCTGAAAGTTATGTCATTTTAGAAAAAACTGGAAGTGGTGGAAGTGATTATGTCCATTCTGCTACTTTTGCTTTTCAAAGCTATGCGCTATCTTTGCAAAAGGCTGCTGAATTGAATGAGAAAGTCAAAAAAGCAGTTGAGAATCTCATCACGGTTAATGAGATTAGTGGTGTCCATCACAATAGTGATTATAACTTTACAGACACAGACACGAAGCAATATCGCTATCAAGCGGTATATGACATTAATTATTTTTAAAAGGAGGTGTAATTTTGACGCCAGAATTAGAAGCGACAGAAGTAAGAACACCAAATGCAGAATCAACAACAGGAGGAATGAAAATGACTACTGCATCAGCATCAAATGTAACGGCTGCTAAGCCGAAAGTAAGCGGAGCAATTACGAGTGCACCGCTAGGAACATCATTACCAACTGATTCAAAATCAGAATTAAATCCAGCATTCAAATCACTTGGATATATATCAGAAGACGGTATCACTAATGAAAACTCCCCAGAAAGCGAAGAAGTGAAAGCGTGGGGTGGACAAATAGTCTTGTCTTCTCAAACTGAAAAGAAAGATACCTTCAAATTTAAGTTAATTGAAAGCCTTAACGTAGAAGTCCTCAAAGAAACTTATGGTGCAGATAATGTTACAGGAACACTGTCAACAGGTATTACTGTTAAAGCGAATTCAAATGAATTACCAGAACACTCGTTGGTCATTGATATCATCTTAAAAAATAAAACCTTTCACCGTATTGTAATTCCTCGTGGGAAAGTCAGTGAAATCGGAGAAGTAAACTACAAAGATGGTGAGCCGATTGGTTATGAACTAACTATTACTGCTTTACCAGACGACCAAGGAAACACACATTATAAATATATTCAAGGAGCATAAAGTAAATGGTAGAAATGTTAAAAGGAACAACAGAATCAGGGTTTGAATATAAAATTCCTAAAAAACGATTGAGAAATTATTATCTTCTTAAATCTGTCGCTAAAGTTGAAAAGCAAGATTTTGAAGAAACAGAAACATTTTTAAATCTTCTATTTGGTAAAGAACAAGCCCTATCGTTTTTAAAACATTTGGAGGATGAAGATGAAATCGTAGACTCTGAAGTACTGTTCGCAGATATCAAGAGTATCTTCGATAAAAGTAATGACTTAAAAAAATCCTAGTCCTTGCTCAGATGATTAGCATAGACGAGGATGCCCTTGTCTGTGATTTAGCGGAAACCTACCAGATATACGACTATAAACAGCTACCTTTAAATCAGGTGGCTGTTTTTGCGTATGGGTTGCGTGATGATTCGCGGATAAAGCAGATTATGTCTAACCAGATTGTCCCTCTGGAAACGATGTTACTTGCAAGTATCGTAGACAGACTTTCTCTCTCTTTATGGTTGCAAACAAAGGATGGGGAAAAGGGTGTTAATCGTCCTGCATCTATCGCGGATCAATTAATTAAGAGAGATAAGAGTGAGAATGATGAGAAAGACTATCTCGTCTTTGAATCTGGTGAGGACTTTGAAAACTATCGCAAGGCTTTACTTGCGAAAACAGGAGGTGAAAGCTAGTGGCAACACAACTAGGGAAAGCATATGTACAAATCATCCCTTCCGCTAAAGGAATAAGCGGAATGATCCAGAAAGAGATAGGTGGTGAGGTTGCTTCAGCAGGAACTTTCGCAGGCGAATCTCTTGGATCAAACATTGTAGGCACCTTTAAAAAGATAGTTGCAGCTGCAGGTATTGGTAAAGCTTTTAGCGCTGCATTGGGTGAAGGGGCAGCACTTCAACAATCCATTGGTGGTGTTGAGACTCTCTTTAAAACATCAGCAGGAAAAGTAAGAGCCTATGCTGAAGAAGCGTATAGGACTACAGGACTTTCTGCCAATAAATACATGGAGAATGTGACAGGCTTTTCAGCTAGTTTGTTGCAATCTCTTGGCGGAGATGTCAGTTTAGCAGCTGATGTTGCTAATAGGGCGATGGTTGATATGTCAGATAATGCTAACAAGATGGGGACATCTATGGAGAGCATCCAGATGGCATATCAAGGTTTTGCCAAGCAGAACTATACCATGCTGGACAACTTGAAGCTAGGTTATGGTGGTACTAAAGAAGAAATGGCCCGTCTCATCAAGAATGCTGCAAGCTATAAAGATATCCAAGATGAATTAAATATTTCCGTAAAAGATGGAGATATGTCATTCGGAAATATCGTTAATGCAATATCTGTAGTACAGAAAAAGCTAGGTATTACAGGAACAACAGCTCTTGAAGCTTCAAAAACTTTTACAGGTTCGTTTGAAGCTATGAAGGCAGCGGCTCAGAATGTACTTGGTAAAATTGCGATTGGCGAAAATGTAACACCAGCTTTGCAATCACTACTAGAAACCACAAAAACTTTCCTTTTTGGTAATTTCTTACCAATGATAGGAAATATCTTATTAGGGTTAGGAGTAGTCTTAACTGAAGGACTCAGTTCACTAGCTTCTCAGCTTTTTGGGGACGCTTTTGGCAGCGCAGTCTATGACCAGATTGGGCGTGTAACAGGGATTTTCCAAACCTTTTTTGACATGATCTTTGGGTCTATGGATAAAGAGGGGAACTTCGAGATATTAGATGCACTTGGATTTAGCGAGAATGCAGCGAACCAAATTATCAATATTGCGGACAATATCCGTGTAACCTTTGAGAATATCGGTTCGGCTATTGGTAATGTTGGTAGTATCGTAGCTGACTTTGTCGGAGGTTTTTTAGGCATACAAGATAGCAGTCAAAATGTTAATCTTTTAGGGACAGCATTTGAATTTCTTTCTAATGTTCTAAAAGGTGCTTCTTCAATTTTGAAGGATATAACAGGATTGCTAAAAGAGCATCCAGGTATTGTATCTGCAGTTGCGTCTGCTGTTATTGGATTAACTACAGCATGGAAAACCTACAAAGCTGTTAGTTTAGCTATAAAAACTATCGAGAGCGCTAAAAACGCAATCTTTAATATCTCTTTTGCCTTATCTCAAGCTAGAGCGGTTGCCAGTGGAACCTTGACGGCTGCTTTAGCGGCTGAGAATGCGGCAGCAGTTGGAGCTAGCGGTTCTTTTAGTCTATTTAATGCAGTTATGTCTGCAAATCCTATCGTTCTTGTTGTCGGTGCTATTGTTGCACTTGTTGCCGCATTAACTTGGTTTTTCACCCAAACAGAAACAGGTAAGCAGATTTGGCAAGATTTTATGTCTTGGCTATCATCAGCATGGAATGAATTGCTACCAGTTCTTACTGAAGTATGGAACAATATAGTTTCAGCTGCAACAACTGCATGGAATGCTTTGATTGAGTTTGTAACCCCAATTGTTCAAGAAGTAGCTTCAGTTATCCAAACTGTTTGGAATGGTATTTCAACATGGTGGTCTGAAAATCAAGGGTTGATTCAACAAACTTTTGAAACTGTATGGAACACTATCCAGACGGTAATTCAAACTGTTATGCCTATCATCCAATCCATCATTGAAACAGCCATGAATATCCTTGCACCTTTTATTGAGACAACATGGAACAATATTTGTACGGTTGTGACAACTGTTTGGGAATTGATTAAGATTGCCATTCAGACGGCTATGGATGTTATTGGTGGAATCATTACGGCTGTTATGGCTGTTATTAATGGTGATTGGGAAACTGCATGGAACGCAATCAAGAGCGTTGGGGAATCAATCTGGAATGGATTATCCGCTGCAGGCCAAGCAATTTTTGAAGGCTTTGCACAAATTCTGTCTAATATATGGAACACAATATCAAATGTAGCAAGTTCTGCATGGGAAGCTTTAAAAGCTAGTGTACTAAGCATCATTGATGGTCTTGTGTCTGGAGCACAGACTGCATGGGATACTATGTCTAATGCTGTATCTAGTCTTGTAAGCAATGTGACGGGATTCTTTGACCAATTGTGGAATATTGACTTATTCGGAGCAGGTCAAGCAATCTTACAAGGGTTCTTGGATGGACTGCAGTCGGTGTGGTCTTCTGTAACTGACTTCGTTGGTGGTATTGCTGGTTGGATCGCTGACCATAAAGGACCTATCGAATATGACCGTAAATTGTTGATTCCTGCAGGTAATGCAATTATGGGAAGTTTAGACAATGGATTAATAGATGGGTTTAAAGACGTCAAGAAAACGGTCGGAGGTATGGCTGGTGAGATTTCGGATGTATTTTCAGGAGATAGTCTGGATCTGAATTCCTCTGCCTCAGTTACAAAAAGTCTTGAGGCACAGTTGGCTATGCCATCAGCTCAATTTGAAGCGCATGAAAATAAAACCGTGTCTGAGATAGCGATTCTGAGAGCAAGTATGGAGAAGATCCTTACTGCTATCCTTGAAAAATCGTCAGATGTCTACCTAGACAATGACATTATCTCACTCAAGACCTATGAACAACACGGTGCTATTTATGCGAGGGGAGGAATTTAATGGATTATATGATCATTAACGGTTTTAATACATCAAGCCTTCCTGGTTGTGTTGTGACAGATTTTGGGAAGGTGGAGGCTGCTAAGCCGAAGGGAGAGAAGCCTGACCTTTATGGAGTCAATGGCAGTTATCGTGTATTAGACGGTTCTTTCGACAGTTACGAAAGGACCTTCACTCTCCACGTTAAAAAAATGGTTGAGATTTCAAGTATTCTTG